GCGCTGTACCAGAAGTATCCCGAGGACCTAGAAGACCTCAAACGAGCTGTCGCCATCGCGATTACCGAGCGCGACAGAAAGGCCAACAACTGAATGAAGGTAGTGTCCAAGGCCCTAGCGACAGTTCAGGATTCTCCTGGCGTCGACTTCGGCCCCAATGGCGGTTTCATTGCCGTCCTCTCCACGCCCTCACTTGATCGAGACGGGGATCGCCTCCTGCGTGAGGAATGGGTTGAACCCCTTCCCGCTCGCGTTCCTCTCGACATTGATCACGGGATGAGCGTTGCCGACACGGTGGGCTCTTTTGAGCCCTATTTCGACGGCGATGCGCTGATGATGCGCGCCTATTTCGCCTCCACCGAGAAGGCCCAGGACGTCCGCAAGCTGGTGGACGAGGGCCACGTCCGCACGGTGTCGGTGGCGTTCCTCAATGACAAGTCACTCAAGGACGCCAAGTCTCCGCACCGCGAACTGCTCAACGCGGGAATCGTTGCGGTGCCCTCCAATCGGGATGCAGTAATCCTCGCCTCCAAGGCCGCTGACGCCCTCCGTGACGCACTGAAAGCCGATCCCGAGGGGGATTGGGTGGAGGACTTGACCAAGGGCGTCACAGAGGTCCTGGGCGTCAAGGCGGAAGCCAACGACGATCTGGACGAGGACGCGGACGTCGAGTCCAAGGCCAAGTCTGATGACTCTGACGACGAGGACACCGACGACGGTGAGGATGACGGAGTCGGCCCCGAAGGTAAGGGCATCTACGTCAACATCATCCCCAAGATCGACCCCGCGGTCTGGTCCAAGGCCATTGCCGATGGACTCAAGGCTGCCGGGGGGGAGATGGCGCTCATCAGTGCCATCCATGACGCTTCTGTACACCTCGGTGCGCAATGCGTTGTGCCCGAACCCGATCCCGATTCCGGGGACACTGAGGGCGCCAATAAGACCACCGAGGGTGAGCACAAAGAACTCACGTTCGAGGAATTCAAATCCACTGTCTCGCAAGAGGATGACCCCGCACCCGCGCCCGACGACAAGTCCGCCGCCGCTGCTGCCGATTCCGATGTCGAGATCCGAGGCAGGGCCATGTCCATGATCCTGTCGCTTCACAATCACTGATCCAAGAAAGGCATAACTTAATATGAGTTCTGCGTTGGAGGCTCGGGGCCGCGAGCTCGCGAAGCAAATCTCCGACATCATGAACGACACCGCGACGACCGGTGCCGAGAAGTCGGCCAAGCTGGATGCTATCCAGGCTGACTATGACGCTCACACCAAGGAGGTCGAGAACAGCGAGCGCGCCGCAGAGTGGACCGCGAAGCTGACGACCGAGATCAAGTCGGAGACCCGCAAGGACGCCGACGACTTCGAACTGCCGCAGGTGGAGATCGCCAACCCCTGGCAGTTTGGTGGGCGTAAGCGTCTGGCCAAGGAGTTCCTGGCGAGCCGTCCCGTGCGCGACCAGCAGGGCCTCAAGGCCAAGTCTGAGTTCGACGTCAAGTTCGAGATCGGCAAGAAGGACACCACCGCCGCGAACAACATCATGCAGGAGGGTGGCTACGGCAGCACCGCTCCGACCGGTGCGGGTCAGAACCCGTTCGCCCCTGGTGCTTTCGGTCCCGGCATCCTGCCCGAGTTCGAGCCGGGCATTGTCGAGCAGCTGCTGTATGAGCTGACGATCCCCGACATCATCCCGTCACGTCCCGCCTCGGCTCCGATCATCTCGTACCTGTACGAGTCGGTGAACTCGATGCAGGCCGAAGCGGTCGCTGAGTCCGGTCTGTACCCCTTCGGGTCGAACACCTTCGCTCGCAAGTACGAGCAGGTGGGCAAGATCGCCGAAGCGATGACGCTGTCCGATGAGGCCATCCACGACGCCCCTGAGTTGTACTCGTTCGTGCAGGGTCGTCTTCTGGAAGCTGTTCAGCGCCAGGAGGAGGTCCAGCTGCTGGCCGGTTCGGGCTACCCGGGTGTCAATGGTCTACTGAACCGCGCGAGCGGCTTCACGGTGTCCAGCTCGGCTTCGCTGTTCGGTGCCACCTCGGCTACCGGCTCGAACGTCAAGTTCCCGCCCACCGCTGCCACTGGCGCCGGTCAGGTCGCCGCCACCATCTCCTCGCTGGCCTATGGCCGCAAGGTGACCGGTGACAGCACTGGTGTGTACCCGACCGCTGTCGAGGTGGCCGAGAACCTAGTGGACGCGTTCACCGACATCAAGCTGGCGGTGTTCCGTAACCCGAACATCGTGATCATGAACCCGACCGACTACCTGGTGCTGCGCCTGGCCAAGGATGCCAACGGCCAGTACTTCGGTGGTTCGTTCTTCGGTTCGGACTACGGCTACGGCGGCAATGTCCCCGGCCTGCCACCGAACCTCGGTCGCGGCCAGCACATCTGGAATGTTCCGGTGGTCACGACTCCGCTGATGCCGCGCTACTCCATCCTGACGGGTTGGTTCGACGCCTCGGTGATCCAGGCGGCTCGTTTGCAGGGCATCGCCATGCAGATGACCAACAGCAACGGCACGGACTTCGTTGATGGCAACATCACGATCCGCGCCGAAGAGCGTCTGGGTCTGGTGGTGCGTCGTCCGTCTGCCTTCGAGCTGATTCAGCTGGCTCCTGGCGCCTGATCAATGGAATGGGGGCGGGGATGACTCGCCCCCATTCTCGGAAGGTTTCACAGTGATCCGAGTAGAGAACACCAAGTTTGAACCGCACCCACACCTGATGGGTGTGAACAACATTACTCAGGCTCACGTGGTCAAGGAACCCGAGCCTGAGCCCGAACCCGTTGAGGCGAAGGTGGTTACACCTCGTCGCGGACGTCCGCCGAAGTCGGCAGGAGTCGCGGAGACGAAGTGAGCTTCCAGGCCCAGATAGCAGCGGGGTTCGCGCCGATCAGTGCGACCTACGACTCTGGGTCTACGACGGTCGCCCTGACGTGGGCGCAGTCCTACATCGAGGCGTACTGTCAGCGCACGTTCGATCCCGAGTCGGTCACAGAGTTCGTGGACCCCGACTATTCCCGCCATCAGGCCCTGCTGGATCACGCTCCCGTTGTGGAGATCTCGTCCATCATGGCCTACCTGCCGTCGATAACCGGTGGCATGGGGTGGGTGCCGATCACCAACTACATGCTGGTGAATGAAACGGGTCTGATCTACGACACGTCCAACCTGCCCGGTGTGCAGATTTCCCCCTCGGGACCCACGTGGCCCTGGCTGCCCGCCTCCTTACAGGTCTCCTACACGTACGGCTTCGACACCGTCCCACAAGGATTGGTCGACGTCGCGTGCCGTCTTGCCCAGCAGTACCTGGAAAACCCAGCACAGCTCATGCAACGACGGGTCGGGGATACGGAGGCGAGGTTCGCCGGTCACGACGGGGTGTCCTTGGGCCCGCTGGATCAGATGATCCTGGATCGCTACTGCGATGTGGGGTTGGCATGAGCTACGGCAACGAAGACATGTGGCACATGGACCCCACGGGATTCTGTCCCGAATGCGGACTCCCTGAATACGGGACTGCGCATGACCACCGGGCGATTGCAACCATGAGTTCCGTTGAGGCGCAAGCCTATTGGGAGTCACGTCGTGAACCCAGGGAATGACACCATCACCGTTCTCTATGAGAACCGGGTGTCGGGAACCAAGGACCGTTACGGGAACATCCTGAACATCACCACCGCTTCGATGCCGGGCTGCAATCTGCAACCGGTCAAGGGTGGTGATCGGATCAGCGATACCGAATACGCAGACGCTACCGACAGGTGCATCTGCCCGGTTTCCGATGCGGCACTGGCGATCAGAGCGGAGGACCGCATTCAGTACACCCCTGTCGGTGGGGATCTGATGACGTACCGCGTCCTGGATATCAAGCGTTACCGCGACTGGTGGGGCCGACTCGATCACCTCACCCTGGTCTGCCGATGGGAGGAGGGCTGATGCCGAACTGGAGTTCCAAACTCACCGAGTGGGGTGTGGACATCGAGGATGTCGAAGCCGCCCTCATCGGGTCCGAGGAACTGCACCGCACCACCGAAGAAGTCATTGACGAGGTCATCGAATACTGGAAGTGGGAAGTCGACAACATCGGCGCCCCCGGTCAGTTGGGTGCCACGGGTGCCCCTGTGGCACAGGACTTCGAGCGGTGGGGCGGCGTAGGCCACTGGGTCGGCGAAGCTGACACTGCGCGGTACTGGGATGAACCTGGCG